AACACTGCTGAAGAAGAAGTAGAGATAGTTCCTGAAACTTTTAAAATGCCTGACGAATTAAAAGAGTTAGGTGCTACAATATCTTACGAGTGGGTAAATGAAGTATGGCAAGGAACTAAAATAGGTGATGAGATATATTTAAAAATGTCACCTTTAAGTAATCAAAGAACTAGTATAAATAATCCTTCAGAATGTAAGTTACCTATAAACGGTAGAACGTATTCTGATATAAATTCTGATAACGTATCTTTAGTAGGATTAGGAGTACCTTACCAGATTAATTATAATATCTATAAATATAGACTAGAGGTTGCTATTGCAAAGTCTAAAGATATTATTGCGCAATTTGATATAAACATGATTCCTAAAAAATGGGACATGGATAAATTTATGTACTATGTAGATGCTACAGGTATTGCTTGGGTAGATTATAATAAAGAAGGTGTAACCTTAAATCCTCAACATCAAGCCGTATTAGATATGTCTATTAGAACTATCGAGCAGTATATAGCTTTATTAGAATCTATAATGCAAGAGTTTGAAAAGCTTCTAGGAGTTAACAGACAAAGGCAAGGATCTGTAGGCGCGTATGAAGGTAAGGGTACAAGCCAGCAAGCTATTGTACAATCTTCTCATATTACTGAAGATATATTTAGAAAGTTTTCAGGATTAGAACAAAGAGACATGCTAGCATTGTTAGACTACTCTAAAGATGCTTGGATAAATGGTAAAAGTTCTATGTACTACATGGGTGACGGTACACAAGAGTTCTTATCAGTAGATCCTACAGATTACTCTGAAACTAATTATGGAATATTTATAAGTAATTCATCTGCAGATATTGAAAAGAAATTAAAAGTAGAACAGCTTGCACAAGCTATGATACAAAACGGAACTCCTGCATCTATAGTTGCTGAGGCCATTGACGCAGACAGTTTCCAATCTATTAAAAAGAAAATAGAATCTGCTGAGAAAGCTGCAGCAGAATTAGAGCAAGCTCAACAACAAGCTCAACAAGAAATGCAGCAACAACAATTGCAAGCTTCAATGCAAGAAAAGCAAATGGAAAGAGAGGATAATGATCTAAATAGGAAGACTCAAGTAGAAGTTGCCCTTATTAATGCGCAAGCTAATCAAGATCTTAAAATGGCAGAGTTAAAACTTAAAGCTCAGATAGCAGAAGATGCAGCAGAAGACAATGATAGAAAACTTGACATTGAAGAAAAGAAAGTAGATGCATCACTAAAAATAGCAAAAGAAAATCAAAAGAACCGTGGCCCTAAGCAATAATAGGCGACTGCTAGAAGTATAGAAGAATAAAGTGTTATATAATAAAACGCGTAAGGAAACAAAATATAAACTATAAAATCTAATATAATAATTATAATTTTGCAACGATATGGACAATAAAGAGAAACTAAATTTAGACGACATTACCTTTGATGATTTTATTGATGGTGGTGTAGCAACTACTAGTGAAGACGAAGTAGCTAGTGAGCTTGCGATTGAGAATACAAAAACTGAAATTGAAGACCTTGATGAAGAAGGTGAGAAGCCAAACGAGGCTTTGAAAGAAGTAGATGATGAAGTAGAAGAGACTACTGAAGAGGCTACAACAGTTTCAGCATCTGATGATGAAGTAGACGCTGAGGAATCTGTAGAAGATGCAGAGACAGCAGTTGTTGGAGAAGTTCTTACAAATCTTGGGTACGAATTAGAAGGAGATTACGATGACACTGTTGAAGGTCTTACTGCCTTAACAAAAGACGTAGCTTCTACAATGGCTGAAGAACAATTAGATGGATTGTTTGAGCAATACCCTGAAATACAAAAACATTTAGAATTTGTATTAAACGGAGGAGACTCTAACCAGTTTTATCAGCTAGGTAACAGAATGGCTTCTGTAGCAAATGCTAATGTCACTGAAGACAATGCACTTATGCAAAAAGCAGTATTAACAGAATACTTTAGAGTTAAAGGACATGAGGATGATTTTATATCAGAACTTTTAAATGACTATGAAGTATCAGACAAGCTTTATGATAAAGCAGTAAAAGCAAAAGAGGCTTTACTTAAATACGAGGAAAGCAATCAGAAGCAATTAATGGAACAACAAAAAGAAAATTTACAAGAACAAAGAAAACAAGCTGAACAATTTTGGAGCGATGTAAATACTACTATCCAGGATTCTAGAGAGTTTTCAGGTGTAGTTGTTCAAGAAAAAGACAAGAAAAAATTCTTTGATTACATTTCTAAGCCTGTAGATAAGCAGGGCAACACTCGAAGAGACATTGATCATAACGATGCAGAGATGGATGTTAGATTAGCAATAGACTATCTAATGTTTAAAGGATTTAAATTAGATGAAATAATCAAAGCAAAGGCTAAAACAGAAACAGCTAAAACTTTGAGAAAGCAGATTAGGTCTAGTAAACCTAAATCTGTTAAAGGTGCAAAAGGTAAAAGAAAATCTACATCTACGGATTTAGATAGCTTAGACCTTAGCTTAACAAGTCTATAGGACGAATCTATAGCAATTAAATTAATTTGAAATGCGAGTATTAAAAACTTATTACAACGATTCGCAGATGACTGACACTAACTCGTTAGTTAATGCGTTAATGGAGAGACCTACTGAGTTGTCTCCAATCATTACACATCTCGCAGGACGTGAGGATCGAAAGTTCCCTTTGACTATGTTAACTGAGGGTGTAGGTAACACTGTATCCATTGATAGATTTGAATACGAGTATCGTGTTAAATCTCATACTCAGCATATTCGTCCTGTAGTTGCTAGCGCTGGTAACGGTCTAGCAGGTGCTGTATTTTCTATTACTTTCCCAGACAAATGGTTTATCTTCCCATATACATTAGTTTCTCAAACAGGTGTATTGGCTAGAATCATGTCTGAACCTACTCCTGTTGCAGGAGGTTATCAATATGATCTTAAACTAGTTAACCCTAGTAACACATTATCAGTTCCTGCTGCTGACTTAGCTGCTGGTGCAATGTGGGGTCAATTATATGCTAACGTTGGTGTTGACTTCTCAAGAGGTAACGCATCAAACTGGACTGCTCCAGGTTTAGTACGTAACAAAATTGGTACAGTAAGAAAGTCTTACCACATGTCTGGTAATGCTAAAGATTACGTTGCTGAATTTGAATTACCTACTAAAGAAGGTTCAAGCACTAAGCTTTGGATGGATTATGAAGAGTATCAGCACATGATGAGCTTCAAACAAGAGTGTGAGCTTATGTACATGTACGGTGAGCAAACTTATGACAACAATGGTGTAACTACTATGACTGATGAGAACGGACAACCTGTTATCGCTGGTCCTGGTTTATTACAGCAAATTGTTAATAAGGATACTTACTCTACATTAACTGAGCAAAAACTTAAAAACGTAATTGGTGACTTATTCTACGGAATGACTGACGCTTCTCAAAAGCAAATTACATTGTACACAGGTACAGGTGGTATGCGTGAGTTTGATGAAGCACTTAAAAACCACTTTGCAGGTGCTGCAGGTAGTTGGAAAGTTGGTGGTGAAAACAGATTCATCACAGGTTCAGGACGTTCATTAGGACTAACTGGTTACTTCAACACATACGAGCACGTAGACGGACACGTAGTAAACGTTGTTAAACATGATATGTTTGATCACGGTCCAGTTGCGCAAGCTCGTGCAAAACACCCTGTTACAGGATATTCATTAGAATCTTACCGTATGGTATTTGTTGACAACTCTAACTATGATGGCCAAGCCAACATTCAGATGATCAACAAGAAAGGTCGTGAGTATTTAAGATGGGCAGTTGCTGGTTCTGTTGTACCTAAAGGGTTCAGCGATTCAGATTTACGTGCATCTGATGTAGACGGGGCGTCTGTACACATGTTAAAGACTGGTGGTATTGTATTAAAGAGATTTGATACTTCACTAGATCTAGAATGTGTTAAGGCGTAAGATGCGTTAATCGCAGTCTATATATCTGGTTTCTCTGAGATGAGGGGGGTGTCAAAGCCCCCCATATCTCTATAACTATAAGAAAGTAGGGCAGAGTATTCTTCTAAGCCCGAATGGAAATTTAACTATTAAAAAGAACTTAAAAATGACAAAGAAAATTATTATTAGGAGAAAAGAGACTAAGAGTTTCTTACCTAAAGAAATCCAAATGGAATCAAGATCATACCTTAGTAGTGTGTATCAAGACAGACAACCTTTAAAAGGTTTTAGCCCTGCAGACTCTAAAAAGTATTTAGCAGGAATCCTAGATGTAGGACCAGATCATGTTGATTGGCCAAAACATGAAAAAGCATATTGGGCCGAAATGACAATGAATATTCCTTTTGCTGGAGTAGAACTAGACATTTCTGAAGACGGAGAAGGTAATCCTATTCATATAGAAGATTGGATTAGATACAAGTGGGCAGTAAGACATCCACATGTAGCTCAAAGTAAAGACGAAATGGAAAGCTCGTTTAGTAAAAGATTTTACATTGTTGACAATGCAAAAGATATTAGAACTAAGAATAACAAAATTCAAGTTCTTAAGGATGCAGATAAAGAGTTTATAAAAGTATCAGGAGACAAGGATAAAATGTTGCATGTTGCAAGATTAATGTCTAACAAAATGAGTCCTGAGAATCTTACAAGAGAAGAGTTGGAAAATGTACTTTATGAATTAAAGAACGATAATCCTGCAAAATTCTTAAAGATTGCAAAGGACAAAAATTTAGAATTAAAATCTAAGTTAGAAGAAATGGTAAGTCTAGAAATATTAAGAAAGATAGGAAACCAAGTTGTCTACATAGATGAAATTTTAGGTGATACAATGGAAGACGCTGTTATTAGATTAACAGATAAAAAGAACTCTGGTAAACTTATGGAACTAAAAGCTAAACTTAAAGAAGCTAAAAGTTAATGAATATACAAGAGATGCATATAGCAGTCAGTCAAGGGGTGGATAAAATCCACTCCTTCCAGGCTGACGTTTTATTACCTGAAGAAATAGATCTAGAGTTAAATAAAAACATACATAGATTTATAAGCCAAAGGTTTAATACTAAAGGTAATAAATACGGTACAGGATTTGAGCAAAGTCAAAAAAGAATTGACGATCTTAGATCTTTACTGACAGAAGCAAATCTTGTTCCAATATATAAAGAAACAGTTTTATCAAATTCTATATACGTAGATACTGTAGAATTTCCTCAAGACTATTACCATTTAATAAGAGTAAGCAGTAGGTCTAGATACTACAAGTGTAAACCTCTATCTCTTAAACTTCAAGAAAATCAACAGATACAATATTTTCCAATAGGTATTAATAAAATATATAATAACGGGATAGTAGTTAATAGTTTACAATTAGTATTAGATTATGTAACTGATCCTAATGCAGCGAGTAATGTTGACATTTTAACAAGTATTAATGCCTTACCTGCATTTGATACGCAGGATGCATTTATTGCTTATATAACTGATTCAATAAATACAGCTTCAGGTATTACAGTTTATTACGAGTCTCATGAAACTTTACACCATCCATCATCTTTACTGTTTGTAATAGATCCTGTGGTATATGAAGACTTTTCAGACGGCTCAGATATTCTTGGTAGTGTTGCAATAGTTGCAGACATAGAAACATTAGAGGGAGGGGCATCTACAAGTGTTAGTTACGGAACAGAATCTGAAACTGTATATACAAGAGTTAGAGACGAGGACATTCAACCTAACCCGTATAGTAAAGGCATTTACTCTGCTAAATTTGCACAGCATGATGACATATATAAAATGCTAGCAGATCCTTTTAATAAGACAAAACATACAGCACCTTTATATACAATTCGTGATAATAAGTTAGAATTGTATAGTAATGCTATATTTATAATAGATAGAGTGAAAATGCTCTATATAAGAAAACCTGCTAAAGTTTCATTAACTTTGCAGGTAAACTGCGATCTCCCTGATAACGTACATCAGGAAATTGTAGACATGACGGTAGCTACGATCTTGGGTAATATCTCAGATCCTAGGTATCAAATTGGATCTGTAGAACGTCTACAGTCCGAGTAATTATTTATTAACGTAATCTTAGAGATTACACAAATTTTAAAACAATGAGTCATAGTGGAATACAACGACTAACTTTCGTAGGAAATGATGCAGATTCACCAGCTGCTGGAACAGCTTACGGAGCAATAGCTGCAGGACAAATAGGTATTTGGGATGTAGACGCTGCTGCATATTTAGTAGCAAACGAATCATTTATCAGAACTGATGCTGTTTCTGATGTTGTAGGTGGTGCTGCAGATGAATTGCTAGGATCTCCAATGATTGTACCTAAAAGATTTCAAATCGTACAAGGTCAATCTGTAGGTAACCCTAAATGTTCAGCTATTATATATAACGATGATGTAATTAAAATTGAGCATATTATAGATACAGCTGAAACAGCTGCTACAGGTTCTATTGACTTAACAGGTCTAACTACTGCAGTTAATGTTGAAATAAGCTTTAAATTTGTAGTTACAAGTTTAGATACAGAATACGATTCTTATTTAAACCCTGCTGATTCAGACAACTGGATTGGAAGAGTTATTAATTATAGCTACACAACTTCTGTTGCAATAACTAACAACGCAACTTTAGATGCTCAGTTAGCATTATTAGTTGCAGAGTTTAATGCAATTGACAACTTACCATTAACAGCTTCTTATACTGCTGGTACTGATGTATTAGTATTTACAGCTGAGATGGGGTTAGGATTTAAAATGTTATCTCCTGATTTTTCAGCGGCTGCTACTCCTCCAACTGTTGCAACTGTAACTAACACAGGATATGCTAGAGGTAATGGTGATGGTAGAATTGTATCATCTAACGAAAAGAAAAGTTTTGGATACTTCGGTAAACACAACAATCTTTACTTGCCACAAGAGCAAGAAAAATTTGCTGTTGCAGCAACTAATTATGATACCCTTATTCTTACTTGGGATCAATCAGCTAAAGGTCATGCTAACCCATGGTTATTTACTGGTGAGAATTCTATTGAGATTGCACTTCCTGCAGGTTTGACTTCTCAAGCTAGATGGGATGATGTATTGGGTGTTACTCTTGGTGGTGCTACTGCACAATTATACAACAAGCACAACCCTGGTGCATAATGATTATTAAATATCATCCCCTGAAATATGGGGATGATTTTTTTATTTTAAAATTTAAAAGATGCCTAACATTCCAAATCTAAGTGACATTGGCGGATACAACGCAATGTTAACAAATATAAATGCAGGATTTAATGCTACTATATCTAAAGACTGCAAAACAATTACTTTAACTTTCGTACCTCAAAATTTTGAAGAAGATGTTATTATTTCAGGATTTGTAAACGGTAACGGATTTAATATAAATGATAATGTTTTTACACCTGATCAATTACAAGCAGGTAACACTACAATTACATTAACACAGCCTGTACCTTTTGCAGGCGTTTACACATTTGCTTTTAATCAAGGAGAACATTCTTTTACAACTGCAGTTCTTGCTAGTTGTGCTTTAGATTGCTGTTTAGGCGATGCAATCGACGATTACATGCTTTGCCCATGCGATCCTACAAAATCTCCAAAGCTTGAAAAAGCAATGAAAATTTATTTATTACAAAAAGCAGCTAAAGCAGACCTAGAAGGTTTCTTTATAAATGCTGGACGTGCAATAGAAAAATATAACAAAGCCTTAAACCTATGCCACTCTAGTTGTGGGTGCGGCTGCTAATAAATACAAATGGCTATATCTAGATTAACTTTAAGTGCTTCTTTAATAAATATTGTAGGACAGGCCGGCGAATCTTTTGGTGACTATGGTGGAGGAGAGCCTCATGAAACAATATATAGTATGCGACAGTCATGCATACAAAAAAGTATATTCTATCCTGTAATAATTATAGATCAATTTGGAGATATTGGAGGAGGACCTGAAGGAGTTATAGCTACTGATTTAGTAGTAGCATCTTTAAACGCTGAAGCGTCAAGTCCAGATTTTATAAGTGATGTAGGAGGCCCTGCAGATCCTGCTAACACATTTCCTTTTAGAGTAGAGTTAAACGGAGTTCCTATTGATAACTCGTATGTAAAATATGTAGAAACTTCAGGAGTTAATACTCCAGGAGATAGATATTATGCTGTAGGAGTAGTTGCAGACGGAGAAGATATAATAAGAGCAGCTGTTACAAACGGTGTACCCGATACATTTTCAGATGTACAAGCAGCTAGTGATGGAAGAGTTTTTAAAATTAAAGTATTTTATAAATTTTATGACGGGGAAGATTTTGTTTGGGCTCAAAGACCTATACAGATTTTTCATGATATACAAAATAAACCTGATGTTGGAAATATAGTAGGATATAACAAAGGAACATTTGGAATACCATACAGTAATATATATCCATCAACTGTTCTTGCTAACAATAGAAGCGCAGGAATTACTCCTTTGCAGGCAGGGCTTAAAAGAGTAGGAGGTAGTCCTCACGATTTTATGAGTGGTATAGAGTGGCATTTTCCTAAGCCCCTTTCAAGCCAGGGGAATTTTACTACTATAAATAATCAACAACCTTATGCAACTCATAATCCTGCAAATGGATTTGCTGACACGAGTGGTGGTAATTACAATAATCAAGTATATCGTGGAAATTTGCCTTATGCTGATTATCTTTTAAATTATAATACAAACGGAGTTCCTACTTGGGATATGTTGTCTGGAGGAGCTGGAGTTGACGGTGCAGGACCTTGGAACTTTGCATTGTATACAGGAGAAAATTGGCCTAACTCTATGACAATATTAAATACGGCAAATTCTCCCATAGGTGCGGGATTTAGTAGTCTTGCAGATCCAGAAAATATAGTAGGCTGGGTTCCTCCACAAGTATTCAGTCAATCGTCGGGCTATGGCGCTACGCTTGATTCTTTTGACTTTTTTGATGGGATGGATACAGACGGAGACGGTATATTAACAGGAGCTAGTGAAGGAGATCCTATAGGTTCTGGAAACTGGATTCCTAATTTTGACTATAATAATCCTACCGTAATAGCTAACAATATGCCTAATTCATTTTTTAATGAAAATTGGGTAACTAAGCAATCTGAGTTTATACTAATGTTTACAGCTAGTGTTGATCCAGTAGGACTACAAAAACTATATACTCCTTACAATTCGAATACTCTAGGAAACGCAGGAGGCGTAGGGCCAAGTGAAAATATATCAGCTGTAGGAAACTCTTTAAGTAGGTTATTGTCAATGGCTTCTGTTTATTTTTCTTTTTCTGACGCATCCTCTCCTCCAGGAGACCCAGTACAAGGATGTACTGATCCTTTATCTTGTAACTATAACCCGTCAGCAAATATAGAAGACGGATCATGCGAGTATCCAAATTTTGATTTAGACTACAGTGAGTTTGCGTTTGGAGAAATAATAACTCTTGAATCTGGAGCAGGCACTACTCTTATTACAGATACCTTTTTTGAAATATCTTTTGGAAATCAAGCAGACACTGCAGGAGATGACGAGTGGCCTAGTAATAATCCTTTTTATGATAATACTGGACAAAAGAACGATGTTAGAGCAACAATAACATTTACTCCTAACGGTGGAGCGCCAGTAAATTATCAATTTACAATACAAACAAATAATGCAGGAACTACTTTTACTGCATATAGTCTTGCAGGAGTAGACGGCAATGTAACTGTTACTTTAGAAGGAGGTTCTTTTGGTTACGAATCTCTTGGAGGAACAATAAGAATCTCAGTAAGTAATTTAGCTTTTAATGTTCCTGAAGAAGTTCAAAATAATCAAGTATCAATATTATTTTCTGAGCTTACAAATTCTAATAATGGAGCAGCAATTGACGGGGATTCTGAAAATTTATATTTAACAGGCTGTATAAAAACAGATTCTATTAACGTAGAAGTAGGAAGTAGCGAAATACAAGGCTGTACAGATGACACTGCATTTAATTTTGTACCTGAAGCTACTGATGGAAACCCATTAAGTGCAAGTTGTATTTATTGTAATACTGATGCTACAAATGTTTTAACTTTAGCAAGTGTATCGGTGGCTATACCTAACTCAGAATATATGGGATTAGGATTAGAAGTTGGAGATAATTATTTTGGTGACTTAGTAATAGATCTTAACTTTGGAGAAGCAGCATGGTATACTTCAGGAACATTCAAAGTTATAATGTTTACAGCTGCAGGATCATTAGATTTTGATGCTCAGCTAGCAGCATATTTGACTGCAGCTAGTACATCTTCTGCATTACCTGCAAGTGTTCTACATGAGATAACTTTAGAAGGAGTAGATGTAGGCCCTCTTTCTGCTGGATACACAATTATTGTACCGGGACCAGATTCAGGAATACCTGTTAATAGTTCGACGGATCTAGCAGGATATAGATCAGTTATTATTCCAATAGATCCTGATACAGGGTATCATTATCATAATACTTGTTTAGTAGAATCTACTACGTATTTTCCTGGATATATATGCGATGATGATTCTATAGGAATAACAAATTATGGAGGACCAGCATCTCCGCCGTTAACATTAGCAAATAATGATCTTTGTATATCTTCTACAAATTGCGCTGATTATGATGTTCAAGGTAGTGTAGATTTTATTCAAACAGATCTTTATACAGGAACTGATGGAGAAACAGTTGCGTGTAGCGGGTATTTTAATATATCTGTATCTGGCCCAGAGGGGATGATGTATGCTGTTAAAGTTAGTAGTAATACAGGATCTTTCTCAAATCACTACTTGTCAGGACAAAATATTAGTGGGATAGATTATATATTTAATTACATACCTAACTCTCCAGAAGGTGAGTTTGGAGCTACTACAATAACATTTACTTTAGCGCAGTTGTCAGAGTTAACAGGTAGCCCTTATGCATACGGGGATTATAATTTTGAATTTTTGTTTTACTTAGGTACTGTCTTTGATCCTTCTTTGCCTATATCTACAGTTCTTACAAATGGGCAAGCTATTATAAATAATCCAGCAACTCTCCCTTGTACAGTAGAGTATACATACTCACTTACAGAAGATAATGTACAAATTTGCGGATGTACTATACAGGACGCAGAAAATTACAATCCACAAGCTACATATAATATAGTAGAAATGTGTGGACAAATTCCAGGATGTACAGATCCTACGGCGCTAAATTATTATAATATAGCAACTGTTGAAGACGGATCATGTATATATCCAATTCCTGTATGTGTAGATCCTGATGCTATAAATTATGTAAACGAAGTAGTATACCCTCAATATGCAGATAATACTCTATGTGAGTTTATAGTAATTTTAGGATGTACTGACCCAGAAGCTAATAATTTTAATCCTGTTGCATCTATAGATAATGGCACCTGTTTATATGATGGAGAAGATTTTGATGATGAAGATATTGTAGATGTAGGAATAAGTGACTTTGAAAACTTTTTATTATATTTGCAGCATTGCCTGCAATATAAAGGAGAAAAGTATTTCAGTGCACTACTAACAGGTAAAACTGTTGATGAAGATAGATATTTACATTTATCTATGATCAATGATTTATTATCTAGTAAAGGAGCAGCCTGTCTATTTGACGGCACAGATGCAGCTAACGCTAGATTAAAAGAGTTTATTAAGATTGCTTTGACATATTGTGAAGACTGCAGAGAAAGGTCAGGAGTATTAAAAGCTCCATATTCGCAAACTCAACAAGGTTTGTATATGCCTGGATCTACTACTTATAATTCTGATGTACTAAATGTTTTAAATTTAGGTGGGGCAGGAAATATAAGCTTAGGAGGCGGAGGCAGCCTAACAGGAGGTTCTGAAGGAGTCGATGAATAATAATTATAATATTTTAAAAAATATAAAATGGCACAAGTAAAAAATTTAAAAAACTTATTAAAGAATTCTGTAACGGCTTCTCATCATTTATACGTACAGAATACAAAGTTAGGATCTGATTTTAAATTCCAGTTAAATAATCTATTTCCTGTAATTAGTAATACAGGTAGTGCAGGAGTTACAATACACTCAGGACTAACTAACACTTCCCAATTTAACTTAAGACAGATTGCAGCTACAAGTGCATCTGTTAATTCTGGAAATAGAGCTCTTACTTCTACTCTACACGGTGATGGTCACATATTATTAACTTTAGTAGAATCAGTATTAGATCTTAATTTATGTGATAATTCTTCTGCAGGATTTTTAAAGACAGTAGATTTAGCAGCTAATGTAGCAGCAACAGTACTACCTGTAGCAAATGGAGGTACAGGAGTAGCAACTCTTACAGCAAATGGTGTACTAATAGGAAATGGTACATCGGCAGTAACAGCTGTAGATATGTCTACTAAAGGTGGAATACTTGTTGGAGATGGAAGTGGTAATCCTCAAGCTCTTGCAGTTGGTACAAATGATTATGTACTTACAGCAGATTCTTCTACAGCTACTGGAGTAGCGTGGAAAGCAGTTACAGGAGCAGGAGCCGCATTAACAGCTACTTTAGACACAGGAAATAATAATATTGATTTAGGTACAGGATGGCTTAGTGGTGATGGATCTAACAATAAAGGTATAAATATTGATTCTGCAGGAAAAGTATTTGCAGGAACAGGAACAGCTTCATTTAATAGTGAGTTTAACATTAATGGAGACATTGAGTTTTTAGGAGGGTCAGGACAGCCAAGTGCTACTCTTAGTTTAAAAGCTGTAACTTCTGGTACAGGAGGACATCTAGTAGCAACTGCAGGAAGTAGTTCTTCTGGTAACGGTGGCTATTTATTCTTAAACGGTGGTAGTAGTACAGGCGGTAATGGAATAGGAGGAAATGTAGAAATTTCTGCAGGATTAAGAGATGGAACAGGAGCTCGAAACGGAAGTATAGAGTTTGCTGTATACAATCGTACAAACGCTCTAGTTACAGTTAATGATAAATCTAGCTCTTTAATTTTAGATGATAACTTAGATGCAACTATAAAATATGGTAATGCAATATTCCATACTCCTACAAAAGGTATAGTATATACTTCTAGAGGGGATGTTACTCAGTTAACTAATCACAGCACATCTGTTACATCTAACGCTACGGCAGGTATAATTACTTTAGCAGCTGTAGCATTATCGTCAGGAGCAGAGTCAGAATTTAGAGTAGTTAACAGTGCAGCTCAAGCAGATTCACTAATATTACTTACAGTAGAATCTCCAAATGCATCAACCTCTACAGACGATTCTATTATAATAGCACAAATAGCATCTAAATCAGATGGTAACTTTGATATAATATTAAAAAATATTGGAGATTCTAATACAGATGCTAATGCAAGAAAAATACACTATATGATTATAAATAATAGTGTGTGATAATTAATTATTAATTTTTAAAACCAAATAGACAAATGACAAAGATTAAAGCAACTAACAGAGAAATGTTAGAAACATTACACGGATTGTACGCAGTCCAAGATTTGAAAGGGGTAAAATTTGCAGTAGCAGTTTCTAAAAACATAGAACGTTTAAAGAGAGAGTTACAGCCAATTGAAGAAGCGGGTAAAGCATCTGACGAATTTCAAGCTCTTCTTAATGAAGTAAATTCTATACCAGAAGATACTAAAGATAAAGAAGCAAAAGTTAAAAAATTGGAAGATAAGAATAAGGATATTATAGATCAAAGAAAAGCACAGTTAGAGGAAGTGAATGAGCTTCTTGACGAAACAGTTGAGATTGACTTAGTAACAGTAGCAGAAAAAAGTTTGCCACAAGATGTTACAGCAAAACAATTGAGTGCTATAATTAAATTAGTTAACAATTAAAAAATTAAACAATGGCAACATTAAGCGCAAAGCTTACATTAAGCACATCTGATCTAAGTACAAATAGCATAGCTATTAATTTATCTAGATCTCTAACTGTGACTGGTGGAGGTATAAATAAAATTAAAGTTACTGCTACAGCAGTTGGAGCTAGTGCTTCTACTGTATACACAGCAGATGATTTTGCAGCTCCTGCATATTTGTATTTAAAAAATCCTGATACAACTGCTACAGATTATATCTGGGTTTACGATGATACAACTTCTGGAGATCCTGTACAAATTAAATTAGCAGGAGGAGATTGGGCATTTGTTCCAATTGCTGCAGATAAAACTTTAAAGGCATATG